AGCCGTCGATACGTTTGCGCGGGTTACTGGTCTTCATGGGCTGGATGTTGTCGTTGCGATCTATGTCAACGGCCACGTTGGCCATACACCATTTCAATATTGGGTTGTTGTCGTAAATAATCCGCTTGGCTGTCATGTCTGCGGCCAGGTTCTTCATCGGCCCGGATAGTGTTTGCTTCCCTTGTGCTACAGGGACCATCACGTCATCGCCAAAACGCTCTTTCATGCTCTGCACCAGGTAGGCTGCGCTCCAGCGGTCGAAGCCACATTTGAACAGGTAGATGTCGTCCTGTTCCATTTCATCGACGAACCATTGCAGGATGAGCCGGTAATCATTTCTGAAGCCGGGCGATGTTCGGAGCCAGCCCTTTTTCTTCCAGATATCATAAGGGACCTGGTCTTCATGCACACGTTTTTCCAGTAAATCTTCCGGGATCCAGTACATTTGCTTGATGTAAATATTCGGATCATCACGGACGCAAAACAACATCGTAGCGCATGTTAGGTCCGTTGTTTCGGACAAATCAAAACCACCTATTCCATACTTAGGCTTGAGAGCCTTCATGTCATAGGTGGTTTCATTGTTTAGCTGGTCGAATGTAAAAAACGCTTCCCCGCTGGTTTCACGGATATTGAAGTCCTTGCACAGTAAGTTCTTGACTCTGAGCGCATCATGCTGCGCCTGGTAGACTTTCTGTGACAGTGTCTGGGTATTCTTAATGCTCCCTAGGCCTGGATTGGCTTTTGCCCAGCACGCTGGGTCCGTCCACTCTTCCCTTTTATCCAGTTCATAGACGATAGGGAGGATGGTTTCATCCTTATAGCCTGCCGGATCCTCATATCCATTGATGATACGTTCGCATTCATCGTATTTCAGGTCATAAATGTTATCGCGGACCGTGCCGGCCGTCGTGGTAATGATACAGAGCGGCTGTTCACGGGCCGTCATGCCGTCGATGAGTACATCATATAGGTTCTTATCCTTCAGGGCGTGCAATTCATCAATCAATGCTCCATGCACGTTGAGGCCGTCCAATTTATCAGAGTCGGAGCCCAAAGGCTCAAACGTGCCCTCATTGAAGCGTGACCGGATGACGGATACACGCAGGTCCAGCTTCTTATTTAATGCCGGCGACTTCTTGATCATTGAGCAGGCTTCACGCCAAATGATTTTTGCCTGGTCCTTTTTAGTGGCAGCGGAATAGATTTCCGGGCCGGCTTCCCCGTCCGCCACCAGTAAAAACAGTCCTAAGCAGGAAGCAAACGTTGATTTGCCGTTTTTACGGGCGACGATAAGAATCAGCTGCCGGTATTCCCGGAGACCAGTATCTTTATCTACGAATCCAAAGAGTGCTGCTGTGATGGCCTTTTGCCACAGTACCAAGATGACTGGTTTGCCGCCCCATTTGCCCTTCGAGTGCTTGCAGAAGGTCTGAATGAAGTCAATGGCATACTGGGCTTTGGCATCGTCGTAGATATACTGCGAATTCTGGTTATTTATTTTTTCCGTCAGATGCTTGAATACCCGCCGTACCTTATCAGATACCACTATCTGCCCGGATTTTATGCCGCCATAGTATTTTTCAATGTAATTCAAGGCCTGTTTTTGATGAATTCCGTCAGCGTATCCTCTGCATCAGGGGCCGCCGTTGCCGGAAGACATTGCACCAAGGTACGGATGGCGCTTACATAGTTCTTGAACGTGGTGGAGTAGGCCTTTGAAACCGTTGATTCTTTAGTTCCAAACTGATTCTCGCCGTTCTTATATTCTTCAACAAATCCGACCTCTTCCAGCTGCTCCATGAGCTTCTGCAACTGGTATTCCAGGCGTGCCACCTGCCCAATCAGCGGGCTCACGACAGTCTGCTTCTCTTCATCGGCGGCTTTCAATGCTTCCTGCAAGGCTTTCACCCTTCTTCTAATCGCTGTTTCCGGTTTAATCTGTCTCACTCCATCACCTCCTTACTTATTGACGTTTCTTTTGCTATTTTCCCTTTGGTTTTGATACTACACCCCCTTGGCGGATGCCGTTTGTATCACAGAAAGGGCAGCCCCCGGCGTCAATTTTTTGGAAAATTGTTTTCGATAAAGGGGGGTATGGCCTATTTTTCTCCCAAAATCCCTACCAGATTTCCATTTTCATCGAACTGGCAGGTCCTCCCGGTGCCCTGCGGCGCGTGCACAGCGTTGTGGCAGTAGATACATAGCAGCTCTAAGTTATCCCAGCCATACACCACGCTGTCATCCCCTACATTCTCCGGAGACAAGTGCGTCTTGTGGTGGACGATAAATCTAGGCGGCTTTCCAGTCCCAGCAAAGGAACGGTTATGGCATCGTTCGCACACGTAGTGCTGAGACTCTGCATAAGCATGAGCCACCTTTCGCCATCGCTGGCTATTGTAAATGTCTTTGGAAAATGCCCTGGCCACGCTGCCTCACATCCTTTTATAAATCAAAAAAGAAAATGGAAACCAAAATAAGAAATCAAATTCTATTTCCATTTTCTATTTCAGTTTCCGATTTCAAAATAAGAAAACAAAAACCATGCTGGTCTGCGTGGTTGTTTGTTCCCTGTTCAATTTTCGATAATATTAGTATAGCACAAAGTGTCCGCACATTCCATACATAAATCATGCAACAATCAGTCATGTTTCTGCCGAAAACTGTTCAGAAAGTGTCCATGCCCTAGTTATTCACAAAGTTATTCACATTGGTGTTGATCGGTGTATCATCGTTTAAAGAACACAACCGATGTCTGCATAGGCACAGCGTCCGGGCCGAATAGCATACCCGTCAAAGTCTTTAGCGCAGTGCGTGCCCGCCTCCGGCAGGAGCCAACGCTACAGCAGGCGTACCGAGCCGTACTTTCCCAGGATGCATCATCAATGTATCTGCTCTCTAAGATTCTGGCATCCGTCTCATTGATGTCCTTCAAGGAAGCCATAGAACTGTCCAGCCTTCTAATGAGCGGTTCAATCTGCTGCAAGTCAGCGCGATATTTCCGGATCTTCTGCTGTAAGTCCTCACGCTGCATGTACATGCGCTCTTCCTGGCTCATCTTTTCACCGCCACAGCAGCCACCAGTTGGCGACATCGACGACGTTGCCGGTGCGGCTTCCTGTTCCAACATGCGCTGGCATTCTTCAATATCGGTTTTGACGTTCGCAATATACTGTGAGAACTCTCGATACCGGCGCAAGTATTCAGTCACCGCGTCGATATAATCATTATGATACATCCCGCTTCCTCCAATCATTGAATTTAGAAAGCAAGGCAGATTCAATACCTGCCTTGCTCACACTACTGTTTCACTTCTCTCACGCTGATCCGCAAGTAGCCGGCGCTCTGAGAATACCATTTCCGGCAGGACACCTCAACCACCTGCTTGTCATCTTCATAAGCGGCCTTGTTCAGCGCATCCAGCACGACTTTCAATGTATTATCAATGTCCGGTTTCTTTGCCGGGCGATTGATATTATACTGACACGCCAGCCGCTTCCCCTTCGTATACGACTTGGGAATCGGGAAGTAGGCATCAACAGTAATCCCGACATAACAATCAGATGGGATAGCCTTCCCTCCGGCGCCCAGGAACGCTTTGCGAATCAGCTTTTCGTACTTTGCTGTTTTCGCTGGCGTATAAACGGTCCCGCTTTTCTGGCTGAATCGCGGCCTTGCTTTCCCTTGCGGGGTCCCTTCTACGATAAACTCCATACCATCCTCCCATTATTTCTGAATCAGCAACCATTCAAGGAATGTCATATGTTCTTTAAGCTGTCCTGTATCATACACATACCATTCGATTCCAAGCCCTACGGCACCCAGCATCAATACCAACCCGACGGTTATAAGAAATTCGTATCCGTTTTCATATAAAATTCTTCTCACATCCTCATCGCCTTCCCTCCTTAATCCACGAACACAACGTTTCCGTCACCTCTCACGGTTAACCATGAACAATGCCAGAAATATAGAGGTCAGAAATCCACCTGACATCATCCCCAGAAAAAATACAATTGTATTTACTTCATCCATCCTGATGCCTCCTTAAAAGGGAATCTCTTCCTGCTCCATCCACTGCTGGTCAGGAAC